CGACACAGATGAAATAATAGTTGAATTGAGCGCGCTGAAGACGGAATACAACCTTGTGCTCTTTGATATGGGAGACGACAGGCTTGATTTCGCTTACAAAAAAGTTAATGACGCATTAAGTCGCGCAATAGAAATTGTTAAAAGACACAATCAGACTTGGGTGTCTGTAGAAGATAAGTTACCCGATAGACCGGGCAGCTACCTTGTAATCGGGAAATCGGGTGGAGCGACAATCACAAGGTGGTATATGCCGAATGAATACCACCCTAAAGGGCATTTTGGCGGTAACAGTTCAGAATACATCCGATATTGGATGCCGAGACCAGAAGCACCGGGAGAAGAAAGGCAGGCGATAAAATGAAAAAATGGATTGACACTTACACAAGCGATAAAGGCGTTGAGTTTACAGTAGGCAAGAGATACATTCTCCGCCCGAAGGTACTTGGCGGAGAAATGGTTATAGCGACACTTGAAAGCATTGAGGATTACATCAATCAGCGTCAGAAGCGCTTTATAACCGGCGTATTTGTGCAGACTAAGGAAACGAAATGGAGAATGCCGCTTGCGATAGAAAGCTGTACGATTGAGCCGTATGAAGGAGATTAAGAATGAAAGACCACGAATGTATATCGTGTACACACTTTTTGATGTGCCAGGGCAAAGAGAAAAGCGAGCCTTGCATAAATTACGAAAAGCGTGAGGATGCGGTAGAACCGTTAAAACACACAGAATAGGAGATTAAATGAGGTTCTCAAATTTTATCAAGTCGGAACTTGACAGAATTATTGAGAGCGCTAATCTTACAGAAGATGAAGAAGAAATTCTTAAATTACTTGGGAAAGGCAAAAGCATTGAGGAAGTAGCTATGAAGATGCACGTTTGCCGGCGCACGATAGATAGAAAGATTTACAATATCAAATCCAAAATTAATAAAATCGAGGTAGAAAGAAATGGTAAAGATTACTATTGACGGTAAAGACGTTAAGCCGGCAGATGTTGTCCTTCCCGAACAGATTTTGAAAATCATTGCGGAAGCTGTCGGCGGTTGACAAAACTTAATGTAAAGTGTAAAATGTGCCGTAAATGCGATAAATGCGGCACATTCTTTATTTCAGAAAGGAGATTATAAACTATGGAATGTGTTGCTTACATAAGAGTTTCGACAGAAAGGCAGGCAGAGGAAGGCTATGGACTTGAAAGTCAAAAACGAGACATTGACGAGTATTGCCGTAAACATCAGTTGATTGTCAAGGAGTATTATGTCGATGCCGGATTGTCCGGTATGGAAATGTCAAAACGTGTCGAACTTCAAAGGCTTATATCTGATATGTCTAAAATCGACGTTATTGTTGTCTACAAGCTAGATAGACTTGCGCGTGATACCGTGGATGCACTGTATATGATTGAAAAAATCTTTACTCCGAAGGGAGTATGCGTGGAAAGCGTTCACGATTTCGCCAGATATATAACACCGCAGGATAAATTTCAGACGCAGGTCATGGCGGCAGTTGCAGAGTATGACCGAAACACTATGATGTTGCGTATGCGTGGTGGTATGTTGGAACGTGTTAAAAGAGGCTTTTGGATGGGCGGTGGCAATTTACCATTTTGCTATTCGTATGACCGAGAATTAGGGATATTAGTGCCGATATCGGAGCGCGCCGAAGCGGCGAGAAACGCGCTTGAATTGTATATTAATGGGTATTCTGACGCCCACATTGCTAAAATTTGCCATTACAGTGGCGAACCGGTAGCGCGGAAAGTCTTAACAAGTGTCGTAAATATCGGAATGATACCGTACAAAGGCAAGGTGTATCAAGGCAAGCACGAACCGATATTTGACATCGAGCGATACGAACTTGCGCAGGAAATCAGAAAGTCAAGACACGATGCCAAAAGTTGGATTGCACGCCCTATCAATCTTTTAACCGGGTTGTGTTATTGCGGCGTATGTGGGTGTGCGATGCGCTATCAGAAGTGGGGACAGAAAGAAGACTCTCCAAGGAAGATATATTGTTGTTCAAAGAACATGGACCTTGATTATCTTCCGAATTACAACCACGATTGCGACAGCAGACCGCAGTGGGCGACGGACATCGAAAAGCAGGTAGAAGAACAAATGCTTGAAATATCCGTCAATCTGTCGAAATACAAGCCGAAAGAAAAGGAAACAAAATTACAGATAATGCAATCGCAATTAAGCCGTGAAAAAAACAAATTAAAGCGACTGTATACCCTTTATGCCGAGGGCAATGACACTGTAATTGAGTTGATTAAGCAGGCAGAAGAGGAAGTAAAACGTATTACCACCGCGATTGAAGAGGAAAGCAAGGCGGCAAAGAACACGCAGAAGAAAGAATTTGTCTACGACAATATAAAAAAGCTTGCCGACGTTTGGAATAAAATCGACAAGCAAAGCAAAAATAAGATATTAAAAAGTATAATATCTAAAATTGTTATTGTCAATGATAACATTGAAATTCAGTTGAAGAATTTTTAGCACAAGCTATACGCCGTGCCAATGGCATATAGTTACTGCTAACGCCGTATTTATCGCATTTTTTAACCATCGAAAATTGAATATTTGAACTTGATGTCGCTTATGTGTCGCTTATGTGTCGCTTTAGGCGGCTTTTTTTATGCAAAAATTTAAGCATAAGGAGGACGGCAATATATGTTTTCGGATGAAGTTTTGGAAAAGATTTTCGCGCGGAAAGAATTACAGAGGTTGGACTTGCAAACACAGTCATCTGTAATTCACGCAATAGAAGAAGTTTTGAGCGAAGAGGAGGCAGAAGATGATAAACAATCCTTATCAACCGCAGATTAACGGTTATGTACCGCAGTATAACCCATATCAATACGCGGCTATGTCAAATATGCAAAGGTATCAGGCACAACCGGAACAGATGATACCGACGCAGATGTCGGGATCTCCGCAGACGATAGGTATTAACGGTAGGGTCGTACAAAGTCTTGACAACATTAATGCCAACGAAGTACCTATGGACGGCTCAATGGCATTTTTCCCGAAACAGGACTTATCAGAAATATATGTCAAAGGGTGGAATGCTGACGGAACAATTAAGACAATCGTGTATACGCCCCATATAGACACAAAAAGTATTGATACGGTAAATTCTACGGCAAGCGTGGAAAAACTTAAATTTACCCTATCAGACGAAAGCACAGACCTATTTCTAAATAAGTTTAATGAACTTTCTGATAAAATCGGGCAGTTAGAAGATAGGTTTGACAAATCTTTAGCAACTCAAAGAAAAAATTCACGAACTCAAAGCAAAGGCGGTGAGGAAGAATGAACCCAATGAACATTTTTCGGATGATTAAAAACCCACAACAGCTTATACAACGGATTGCCGGGAACAATCAGATGATGAGTAATCCTATCATGAAGAACGCTTTAGGGATGGTACAAAGCGGAAATATGAAAGGTGTAGAACAAATGGCGCGGAACTTATGCCAAGAAAAAGGTTTGAACGCGGACGAGGTATTTAATCAGGTAAAGGGTAGATTTGGCAATTAACAACATCATTTTGATACTAATTCTTGCAAGGTTAAGTATATAAATTTTTTCGGAGGTAAAAATTATGTTTAATTCAAATTGTGCATCCGTGCCTTTGGTGGCCAACATTGACGGCAACAACGGTAACGGCGGATGGACTGACGGCGGATGGCTTTGGTTCATAGTCGTAATATTTGCTATCTTTGGCGGTTGGGGCAATGGCTTTGGCGGTTTCGGTGGCAATGGCGGCAACGGAGTAGGAGCAGAAATTCAGCGTGGTTTCGATAATTCCGCAGTTATCAGCAAACTTGACGGCATAACTAACGGCTTATGTGATGGTTTTTATGCCGCAAACAACAGTATGCTGACCGGTTTTAACGGCATAAACACAAACATTATGCAGACCGGATATGGTATTCAGCAGGCTATTAACGCCGATACGGTCGCTAATATGCAGAATACCAATGCTTTACAGTCACAACTTGCAAACTGTTGTTGTGAGACCCGTGAGGCTATTCAGAATGTCAACTACAATATGGCAACCAACACTTGCGCATTACAGAACACAATGAACGGCAACACAAGGGATATTATCGACAGTCAGCAGGCAGGAACGAGAGCTATCCTTGATTTCTTGACACAGGACAAGATAGCGACACTTACGGCAGAGAATAACGACCTTAGAAGAGCCGCTTCACAGGATAGACAGAATGCACTTCTGACTACAGCTATGACAGCACAGACAAGTCAAATTATCAACGCTGTAAATCCTACAGCTATTCCGGCATATGTTGTTCCTAATCCTAATACTTATGCTTACGGATGCGGTTGCAATACCGGATGTGGATGCTAACAACAGAATAATTGAGTATCTTAATTGAGTTTAACTCGGTTATGTCTGCTTATGCAGTATTACTTATAACACAAGGGCAGACCATAAACCGGTTTGCCCTCAATTTTTTGGAGGTAAAATTATGGCAGAATTTTCAGCAGTTGCCGCGCAGACCGTAGCGGCAAACAGTAATGTGTTATTCACAGATACAACATCTAACTGTAACAGAGGTTTTATTACACATAGAGCCGGTAGCGGTCAGATACAGATTAAAGGCACGACAAATAGCTGTCGTGCAAAGTACAGAGTAGAGTTTTCCGGCAATATTGCGGTGCCCACCGGTGGAACAGCCGGAGCGATTTCACTTGCAATCGCAATAAACGGAGAACCGGACTTGTCAACCCTTGCCATTGTAACTCCGGCGGCTGTAGAAGAGTTTAACAATGTCGCTATGGCAACGGATGTATGGCTCCCTTGCGGATGTTGTGAGCAGGTGTCTGTTAAAAACACTTCAACGCAGGCGGTCAGCGTGGCAAATGCCAACATCACGGTTAATCGCGTAGGTTAGGAGGCGGCAGTTATGGATGTATCAAGAATGCACGATATGATAGAGAAACTTTCGGAGTGCGCCAAAACTGAAATGGATAAGGGGATAGAGCATATCGACCCTAACGAAATGAGCAAAGTTACGGATATGCTCAAAGACCTTGCCGAAGCTATGTACTATCGCACTCTGACCAAAGCAATGGAAGAGAGCGATGCCGAGCAGATACTTGAAATGTTCGACAGGTACGGCGATAGACGCTTCTACGACGATTATCGCTATAAAACAACCGGAAGATTTGCACCGAAAGGTAAAGGAACATATGTCGGCAGACACGGCTATGAAGAACCGCCGTATTGGCATATGACGCCGGAAATGTACCGCGATATGGATAAATCATATGGCAGAATGTACTTTACAGAGCCGGCAACTACGGATAGCGGAAGAACAGAAAGCCGATACGACACGGCAAAGAGGCATTACACCGAAACTAGGGATATGCACCGCGAAAACACAAAGGAAGACAAGGAACACAAGATGAAAGCACTTGATGAGTACATCAAGGAACTTGCCGGAGACATTACGGATATGATTGACGGTATGACGGCAGAGGAGAAAGCCTTGGCAAAATCTAAACTGTCAACATTAGTCACAAAGATGTAACTACAATGCCGTGGTAGCGCCCATATTGACGTTATCACGGCGGTTTGTATGATGTTGGAGGAAATCTATGGTAATTGAGATAAACGGCTCATTTTGGCAAATACAAGCCGTAGACGGGCATAATAAATTATTAGTTCGCAGTGACGGTGTATACACTTTGGGCGTGACGGACAACAATGTTAAAACAATATACATTAAACAAGGTTTATCCAATTATATGTTTGACAAGGTTTTATGCCACGAACTGACACACGCATATGCTTTTGAATACGGATATTTCCTCGACATCAAGACAGAGGAAATAGTCGCTGACTTTATGTCACTGTACGGCAGGAAGATTGTATATATGGCTGATGAAATTATAAGAAATGTACTAAGGAGGGCATTATGATTGACCTTAAAGCGCTTTACGAAAGAGTGCAAAAAACTAATCCGGAAATCACGGAAAATAAAATTCGTGAGGAAATTGGGAAATCTGAATACGGGGCAAAGGCACTCATTATATCCACGGCGGATAAAAAATAAGGGATATGGCAAACACCGTATCCCTTTTAACATATTGCATTTTCGATTTTTAGCAAAGCCAACAGCATAGATGCTGTCATTAATTTGTGGTTTTCATATTCTTTCAGTTTAAACGGCGGTTTGTCCTTTTCAACAAAATTGTAATCAGTGTAAAGGGTTACGCCTTTAACTCTCATAGTAACAACATCCACTACCATATCTCCGCCAAATTCAGCAATATCGCCCTCTAATTCCTCGATTAAATCTTTACATTCGTATGAAATCTTTTCTCCTCGACTGTTTATTAATGGCATATATATCCTCCGTAAAATTTAAATTTTTTTTGAAACTTTTTTCGCGTTTCACTGGTTTTCTGTGAAATTATTTATACAATCAATAATAAATCCATTCAGCCCCTTAAAACCTTTTTTTTTCGCTAAAGCAAGCCACTCATCTTTTTTGCCCTTTGGTGCCATAACAGTTATTCGGTCATAGTTTTTTTCATTCCATCTATTTTTAACTTCTGCTGATGTTTTCGACTTTGACATGGTGTTCTCCTTTTTTATGAATTATACTACTTTTTAAAGTATGTTGCAATACTTTATAAAGTATGTTATAATAGATATTAGAAAGGCAGGTGCTTATAATGGCAAGTTTAGATACCATTGGTGGTTTACATTATGAAATGATGAGAAGATGTTATAATGAGAAATCCATAGCTTATAAGGATTACGGTGCTAAAGGAATTGAGGTCTGTGATGAATGGAAAGACAGAGAAAAATTTAGAAAATGGTGTAAAGAAAACGGTTGGAATAAAAATCTACGATTGGATAGAAAAGATGGAACAAAAAATTATTGCCCCGATAATTGTTATTTTGGCAATAAATATACCGCGTCAAGTATTAAGTCGCAACATACAAAAAAGGTGCGCTTGCACAGGAAAAATATGAAAGAACTTTGCGGAGTCCCTAAAAAGTATTCAAATTTAAGTATATATAAAATTTTTATTGGAATGCATTCAAGGTGTGAACTAGAATCAAATACTAGATATGAGAAGTATGGTGGAAGAGGAATAAGAGTATGCGATGAATGGAGTGGAAAAGACGGATTTTTTTACTTTTACAAATGGTCTATTGATAATGGATATAAAAATGGCCTTTCTATTGACCGTATAAATAACAATGATGGATATTCCCCGGATAACTGTAGGTGGGCGACATCCAAAGAGCAAGTTATGAATAGAAGAATATCTAAAAATTTTATAATCAACGGTAAAGAGTTCAATTTAAAAGATATAGCAAAATCTAGCGGAACTACATATAGTAGATTGTACCTTAGAGTTATAAAAAAGGGAATGAACTTAGAAGAAGCGTTGGAAGATATAAAAACAGTTCAAAGTAAAAAACAAGCCAACCGCAAAAATACCACCACGGGTACTTGAATTTTATTATAAAAATGCAATTTTAAGTTTTTTAAAATTTGTTTTTCAGCAAAATTATAATGCCTTTTTCAAAATACCCCCCTACCTTTCCATATGGCACCGTGAAAACCGTTTTCAACATTTTCGTATTTTCGTGTGAAATTTCCGAACAATTTTTTCTGCGGTTCTGAATGATTTCAGATTTCGGATGCACTTTCCCGACTGCCTGGTAGAACCGAAACGCACATCGCCGGAATGCTGCCGGTGTTCATCTGATCCGGCGCATAGTGGCAGAATTTACCGCGCTAAATTGTACGCAAAAATGGCACAATTAGCCGATAGGCTAACCGGCGCAAGGTCGCGGAACTGTACAATTAAATCAATTATAATTCCGCTCGCGCCATACGTCAACATTTAATTATCGCCGGGGGAGACCGGCACGAAAAAAAGCGGACTTATAGCCCGCTTTAAACTATGCAGAAATCGCCCTGCGTTCCGGTTATAATTGCCATTTCGCCGTCGTTGCGACGGAATACAACCCCGCAACCGTCCGCATAAGTTGACCAAATCAGCCACCCCGGCGGCGTGAGATTTCCGCCGGTCTTATAATCGCGGAACGCGTAACGCGGCGCAATTCCGGCGGTCTCCTGCTCAAGCGCGCTATTGATTACTTGCGCGCGTGTGAAGATTTGCATGCCGTTGCAGGCGTGCACAATATAATTTTCTGCCATTCTTGGCACCTCCTACAATATTTGTTTATCCGCCCACATTAGGCGGTAAAACCGCGCTCCGGAATTGAACCGGAGCAAAACCCACCAGGGCGGTTATTTATCAAGTTTTTTGTCGCGCAAATTCGGGCTAACGTGTCCCGGCTCCACGTTGAAGTAATACAACGCGCTAAGCCTGACAATAAGCCGCGCGACCGTGGGACTATGTCCGGCAACTACAAGCTGCCGGACGTCTCTAATCGTATATTTTTCTTTTTTGGGCAAAATAACGCTTTGCCCTGCCATGCCACGATATCTCACTTTGACCTCCTTTTTTTATTTTATTGTACCCCTAATGGGGGTAAAAGCAATCCGGGGAGTTGAACCCCGGACGGTAGCGAACGTTTCGGTTTATTGAGCAGCACGTTTCAAGATGTCCCAAAGTTCCGCACGCTTTCCGTTCACTATCGCGCGTGCTGTGGCAATGTCAACTCCAATATAGCTAGAAATCGTTGTCGACACCTCCATAAATGCGGCGTATTCGTTTTTATAGGCGGCGTCAAACGTCGCCTCATATTCCGCATTTTCCGGTTCTCGGTCATAATCATATTCCGCATGGGTTGCGATTTCCTCCAGCCTTTCAAGTCTGACTAATCCGTTGATTATTTTTTCGATCATTTTCTGTAACCTTCTTTCCTGATTATTCTTTATATCCTAAGATCTCGACTTTATCCGGGACGCAGAAGAACATCACACCATCCGGCGCATAATCCGGAACATATGAAGCCGGATATTCTCGGCCATCATCGCCGACGGCTATATATTCGCCGGCAGTATGTTTCTTGGCGATTTCTTCAAAACTAATTAAATCAACCATTTTATTTTACCTTTCGCCCTTATCGGGCGCCTTTCTTAATTGATAAATCCAATCGGGGCGGTACTGCGTCATCTCGGTTAGCCATCCTCCGCTTGCCCTCTGCGACCCTGCGGTTTCAATCGGCATATTCGGCGGGATAGGTTGACGTTATCGCTCGGCCCGCTTTCCTCCTTGCCTTCCCTCTTGGACTATACTTAGTATATATCTATTATTAGATATTGTCAATAGGTATTCATATCTTTTTTTAGATTTTTTTAACTTGACAAAAAAACTACATATAATATATAGTAGAGATAGATTTTTTTAACCGGAGCAGGGCAGCTCCAGAAAGGAGACATATATAATGATAAAATACAAGATTGATGTACTCGCAGCTCTCAAGGCGCGCGGGTACTCACAGCCGCGGTTAATGTCTGATAAGATATTGAGCGGCGCAACACTTGCAAGCATCCGCCACGGCGGCGCAATCTCGACGGATACGCTCAATAAGATATGTATAATTTTAAGATGTCAGCCGGGCGACATCCTCGCATCTGATCCGACGGACGAGGAGAAGATAAGATTTTTTTAAAAAAAATTAAAAAAAGGTATTGACATTATATCTATTATTAGATATAATGAATATATCGAATAAAGAAAGGGCGTTACCAAAAGGGTAGCGCAAGGGTAAAGAATATGGTAAAATTATATACAATGAATGGAGCTGAGAAGTTCCAGAAAGTTAAGAATATTCCGGAGGTCGGCGATTATTGGCCGGACCTAGGCGGCGAGGTTGTCGGCGTTGAGCCGGTAAGGCTTGACGATATGCAAAACAGCCGCGCAATTCTCGGATATACCGAGCGCACATACAAGGCCTACCGCGTGTTATTCATCAATCGCGGCTGCGATGATGAGCGCAAAGATCCGATGGAGGATTACATCGTGACTATCAACGACATAGAGCCGGAAGAGGAGTTGGAATAGATGAATAAATAAGATGGAGCACCTCCGGGTGCTCTTTTTTATTGCTCAAAAATGCCGTAAAATAAGGACTTGCGCGGTTCTGTTTACAATCTGTTTACAATCTGTATACAAGTTGTATACAATCTGTTACGGAATTGCAACAGATTGTAACCTGAGATTAGATTTAGATTAGATTTAGATTAGTATATTAAAATATATATTAATACTCCTTATCAGTCGTATTAATATATGAGAGGGCGGGCGCGTGCGCGCGTAAATACACCCTTTTTTCTTTTTTGTCAAGTGAAAATTCAAAAAAATTCTTGATATTAATTTTTTTAATTTACTTGATAAAATAAAATATCTGTGATATAGTTGATGACATCAACAACAATATATATCATTACACACGATAGCCGGAGCAATCCGGCACACGACAAACAAACGATTGATAATATACACAGCGGAATAAACCGCCTGGTGTATTTTTCTTTTGTTTGTTTTTTTTAATTTTCAGAAAGGAGGAACGCGCGGATGCCCAAAAAAACAACCTACAACCCCGGCAAGAATACGGAGAAAGCCGAGAATGGGACAGAATACTATGCGAACAATATATGCCGACTTGCTGATGAATACGTCGACAGTCTCCCCGACCCGG